GCATCACAGTGTTCACCAAGGACGAAACATCCCCGGCCACGCCTGAAAACGACTGGGCGGTACCCGGTGAAATCGGCGAAGGGCAAGCCGCGCTGAGGGACGCCGCGCTGAGGGACGCACTTGAGGCGGCATATGGACTCCGACTGAACTTTGCGCGGGGTTTCAACGGAACCAGGCGTCGCATCGCCAGCGCCATAATACGTATGTCTGTTGACGCGCTTTTTTACAGCGGGCACTTAGACGAGGGCGTGTTCAGCGATCTCATCGGGTTAGAAGAGGGCTTCCGGAAGCACTGGGAAAATGCTGACGCAGGTGAGACAAAGGAGGAAGCTGCGGCAAAGTACATTTCTGGCAAAGACGAGGATCTATGGGGCTGCATGTTTGCCGGGGCATATTGCAGGCTTGAGCGCAAAAGCACGCTGTATGTCGGCCGAGCCTACTCGCCAGACAAAGACTTGGAACTTTTGTACAAGCACCTTGAGGCGCTCGGGTATTGTACAAGCAGCGAGGAAAAGGCGCTCTTGGACGGCACGCACGAGTTATACGGCGTAGCGCCGTCTGAATGTCCGTCATTCTCAGAGCGCTAAACCTGTTTTCGAGGCGTAGGCGGAATACTGTGAGGCGCGCGCCGCGCCGAAATGAAGGGAGGTGCAGATGAAAGTAGCGTGCTGTATTTGCGGCACCGAAAACATAAAGGCTCGCGAGATAAAGCTGCCTTTTTACCATTTGTCAAAGGCTCAGTGCCATGAGTGCGGATGTTCGTACCAAACGCACACGACGCGGGGTGGGGTGACAAAGTGGCTTATGCGTGGGAGGGCTGTCGGTCACAGCCCTGAGGCCGCAACCCTGTACAAATGCTCCAGCATTGCCTGGATGCTGCGCCGCGCCGGGGGCGGGAAAGGTTGACCGGCACTGAACTTCGCGCGTCGGCTCAACATAAAACGGTGGCGGCCTAGCCGATGCGCGCGCGTCTGACGGCACTATGCCATGGGGGGGTGAACCTATGAATTTGCGGGAACTCTCAAGTTATTCCGACCTGGCACAGAAGCTCGCGCGCGCTGAGGGGCTGCTGAGGTCGATGCGCGAGGCCAGCAAACCGGCGTCCACAGTCATCGACGGGATGCCGCGCGCGGCGGATGTAAAAGAGAAAGTGGAAAACCTCGCAATCGAAATGGCAGACTTGGAGGCGAGCATCGCTCGCCTAAAGTCTGACGCGTGCCGAGAAAGGCGGCGCGCCGAAAAGTTCATAGCGGATGTCCCGGACGAGCGGGCAAGGGTCGCCCTGCGGCTTAAATACCTCAGAGGGCTGACATGGGAGCAGGCGGCAGAGCTTATGGGCAACAAATACAGCGCGGAAGGCATAAAGAAGATGTGCTACAAAGCCCTCTTGTAGGGTAGACAGCACTGATAGCGCTCCCGAACGATCCCTAGCACTCCCTGACACTCCCTGACACTCCCTGACACTCCCTGACACTCCCTGACACTCCCTGGTACTCCCGAACGATCCCGCCAGGGGCTTTACATGCTTAACGTTACGTGTTTTAATCGAACTCTGAAAATAGCCGCAAGGCCGCTGCCGCCCATTCCCTCAGGGTCGCAAGCTGCCTTCGCGGCTATTATATTTAAACGCATTTGTGCCTCGACCCCCAGAAAAAAAGGTACTGGGAAGGTGTTTAGTAAACATCGAGCATCCTACGACCCCGAAAAAAGCTCAGTCAGAAGGTGAATTTTTGATGATTTTCTTTCATGAAAATGGTAAAAAAAGGTGTATTGGCACAATATGGGCGGGTACATAGTTAAAACGTCGGTAATAGCCGAAATAATAGGCCGGACTGAGCAAAGAGTCAACCAGCTGGCTAAGGAGGGTGTGCTCTCGAAGCAAGCACCGAGCAAGTGGGACTTGGCCGAAAACATGAAAAAGTATATAGCGTTTCTTGAAAGCGGGCGGAAGCGCGACGAAAGTTTGGCAGCGCTGAAACAGGTGGCGGAAGCCGATCACAAGCGCCACCAGGCTGACATAGCCGGTCTGGTGCTCCGTGAGCTTGAGGGCAGGATGCACCGTTCGGAAGACGTAGCCGACATGACAGCGGATATGGTATACACGATGCGCGGAATGCTTCAGGCGTTGCCCGGTAGGCTTGCAATGGACGTAGCCGCCACGTCAGACCCGGCCGAAGTGTCGGCGCTGGTACGCAGCGAGGTACACGCATTGATGACTGAGCTCTCGCGGTACGAATACGATTCAGCGAGGTATGCACAGCGGGTGCGCAAGCGCAGGGGGTGGGGTGCGGATGGCCAAGGGAGCGGAAGCGGCGCGCAAGGATGATGACCGGCGGCTGAACACAGCGATCCGCGCGGCCGTGTCAGGGATGAAGCCCCCGGACTGCCCAAGCGTCTGGCAATGGGCAGACGCGAAGCGACGGCTCTCAATGGAATACGCTGCTGAACCTGGACCGTGGCGCACTTCGCGCACGCCGTACTTGCGCGAGATAATGGACGCGTTCACAGACGCAAAAACCCGGCGAATAGTGTTTGTATCAAGCTCACAGACCGGCAAGTCTGAGCTTCTAAACAATATAATCGGCTACATCATAGATCAAGACCCTGGCAGCATACTGTTTATCCACCCGACAAACATTGACGCAAAAGAATATTCAAAGCTCCGCATAGCGCCCATGATCCGAGACTGCGCGTCGCTGAGGGAAAAAGTGGCAGCGCCTAAGAGCCGTGACAGTTCGAACACCGTTTTGCAAAAAGCGTACCCGGGCGGGCTGCTGACGATGTGCGGCTCGACTGAGGCTCACGCGCTGGCATCTAAGCCCATCCGCTACGTTATCGGCGACGAGCGAGATCGGTGGGCGTACTCAGCCGGCAAGGAGGGCGATCCCTGGACGCTAGCTATGGCGCGGCAAATAACGTTTTACAACGCCAAGGCGGTAGAAGTCTCAACCCCTACCATAAAAGGCGCAAGCGCGATAGAAGAATCTTTCAAAGAAGGGACAATGGAGCGGTGGTGCGTCGAATGCCCGCACTGCGGCGGCTGGCACGATATAAAATTCGCTGATATCCGCTTTGAATACGCAACTGACTTGGCTCACGGCAAAAAGCGACACACAGTGTCTGAAATATGGCATGCCTGCCCAGGCTGCGGAAGCGCATCGGAAGAGCGCGAAATCAAGGGACGGCCAGCCAAATGGGTGGCGGAAAATCCAGGCTCGCATGGGCAAGGTACCAGGTCGTTCTGGTTAAATTCGTTTGTCAGCCCATGGGCGACGTGGGGCACGATGATACTTGAGTATTTAAACGCGAAAGGTAGCACGGCAAAGATGCAAGTGGTCAAGAACACCCGGTTCGGCGAGCTATGGGAGGATCGCGGCGGCATTGAGGACGAAGGCGGCCTTATGGCAAGGCGCGAGGAATACCCAGCGGAGCTGCCGGAAGGCGTGCTGGTGCTGACGGCCGGGGTGGACACTCAGGATGACCGGTTCGAGTACGAAGTAGTTGGGCACGGCCACTTTGGCGAGACGTGGGGCATCGAAGCGGGGATAATAATGGGGCGGCCAGACGATTGCGACACGTGGACGAGGCTAGACGAGGCGGTATTTAGCCGTACATTCCGCTTTGAAGGCGGCGTTGGGCTAAGGGTGTCAATGAGCTTCGTGGACGAGGGCGGGCACTTCACGCAGGACGTGCGGCAGCAGTGCCGCGAGCGTTTTGGTATGCAGGTGTTCGCAATAGCCGGCCTGAATAGGCACGACGCGCCTTTTACAGCGCCTCCGCGCAAGCAAAAAATAGTGGTGCGCAAGAAAATTGTGGGCTACTGCTGGCGCTACGGCATAGGCGTCGACGCCGGTAAGCAATTGATAATGGACAACTTGCGTGTAAAGTCGCCAGGAGCGCGCTACTGCCATTTCCCGCGTCGCGATGATTACGGCTCGGGCTATTTCTCGCGACTGCTTTCGGAGCGGCTAACGTACAAGGAAGGGCGGAAACAGCCTTGGCAATGGGAAAAGATACCTGGGCACGATCGCAACGAGGCGCTCGACTGCCGCAACTACGCGTTAGCGGCATACAAGGCGCTTCCAGCAGACCTTGACGGGATAGAAAGGCGGCTAAAGGCGGCCAAGCGCGGCGAAACCGCTCCGACGCCTGTGCCGGTAGCCCCCGCCCAACAGCAACGCCCAAAGCAACGCGGCGGCGGGCGCGCGCTAGAAAAACATTACGACGAATGGTAGGTGGCTAAAATGCCTGACATGTGCAATGGTGGCGGGCAAATCAGGGCTAGGCTAGAGTTTTGGTCTAAGGCACTGGAAGAGCTGCAGCGCGCGTACCTGGAGCTGCTCGAGGGCAGAACCCAGCGGTACCGCATAGATGATCGGAGCCTGACGCGGCTGGATCTGGAAACCCTGCTTAAAGAGATCCGCGAGGCCGAGGAGATAGTCGCCGGCCTGAATGCGTTGCTGGAAGGGCGGAAGCCGCGCAAAGCATTCGGCATAGTGCCGCGCGACTGGTAGCGCGTGGGCAATCAAGCTTTGGCAGCGTTTGCGTGGGCTTGGTAAAGTTCCATCAATGCGGCAACGCAGTGGGCTTCGGTGAATTCTGCCGTCACTGGAAAACCGTACAGCTTCATTACCGCACGGTCAAGTGCCTGATGAGCTTTTAGTAGTTCAGGCGGCATTGCTAGCGGGTCATACAGAGCTGCGAGAGAACTATCCGGGAACAACGCCCTTGCATCAAGAATAGCCTGAGCAAGCAGTTCAATGTCAACTCTTTGCGCAGCAGTAGTTTCAGGCCACGGAAAGTTGTTGTAAACAACCGTGTTGGAATAGCGGTAACTCATTTTGTGTCGCCCACCAACAGCCCGCATCCAAGCACTGTGGACATTAGAGGTCAATAGCCCAAAATGATACAGACTGGCGTTTGGTATGGTAAATAAATTATCTCCTGCAATTACTTCCTTGCCTAAGTAACCGATTGGAATATATCTCCTATGTTCGGAAGATACTGCTGGTATTGCTATGTAATCAGTTTCAGGTTGTCTGTTGCTCTCGAATAATGTGGGGGTTTTTGCGGCTCTACGTGTATTGCTGCGCAAACTGGCAAGACGAATTTTCTGGCATTTCTTGATACGTTCAAGTACAAGCGGCATTTTGCGCAACTCCGCCGGTGAAACATCAACAGGCCAAAGACAATAGCGTTCTTTGTTTGTTAGAAAATCTTTTCCCATCATATAAGGCCTAATATACTTGGCCGCTGCTGGTTCTTTTCTAACGAACTGTTCATATTCCTCAGCAGCAATAATCAAGTGACCACCATCGGAAATCCGGTTGCCAATCATCATTTCAGGCACGTTGCATATTGGCTTTTTACGTCTCTCAACAAATGTATTCGGCGCGTCCACAAGATACGGGTTGATGTCTTTTGCAATTATCCTTTTTTTACCATCGAAAATAACTTTTTCGATGGTAGGATCCGTGCCAAAGCCTATGATCACACAATGCACAGAGGCTTTACCTTTTGCTTCGTTACCCCATTTGAACGACCTATGTGCAAAGTTGATATGTATACCAAACATATCATAGAGCGGTTTCCAGACAGTGGCAACTTGTTCGCCTTGCGTGATTGAATTGGTTGAAACGAAAGCTACGCGACTTTGCTTGCCATGAATATATTGCGCGGCTTTGTAAAACCACGCGGCAACATAATCTATTCTCCCGGCGTTTTTGATAGTTTTTCCATTTCCATCAAGGAAGACCGACAATATGTCGCCCTTTTGATTTTTGCTTTGGTTGGAATAGCCGACAAACGGTGGGTTTCCCAAAATATATGACAACTCATTTTTCGGCACGATTGTTTCCCAATCAAGTCGCAGGGCGTTTCCGTGAACAATTGTCACGCTATGCGTAAGCGGCAACCTGGTAGAGTACAGCCCAAAATGTTCGGACGCGATAACATTCATTTGGTGTTCCACTAGCCCCATTCCATGATGGGCTATCTGACAAGGGTAATCTTCGATCTCAATGCCGTGGAACTGTCCAACGCAAACTTTACGCATTGGCGTAATATCCATGGCTTACTGGCTGCTGCCAACTTTCATTTTCAGTATTTCAAATTCAAGCACCCTGAGTTCCCAATAAGTAACAGTGAAAAAGTTGCCTCACCCACAACCACGATCAAGAAAATTATTCCGCAC